TACTTCTGTTCATTCGTCATTGCCATTTCCAATACTTCTTGTTTTGTTGCTTTTTTCATCTTTCAAAGGTCGTTAATTAGTTTGACTCTACCAAATTATGTGATTGTATTAATGAAAATAATTTGTAATCAACAATCTGTGCTGTGTCTTGGTTATATCCAATATTATTTTTAAACTGAATACACCACATAGCATCATCATCTTCTTTTTCACTACGAACATAAATGTATGTTCCATAGTCAAGGTGAGAAACACCTAACATTTCTAATAGTCCTATAATATCTGTTTTTTTCATCTTTCAAAGGTATGTATAATATTTTAATCTACAAAATTATTTTCTAATATAACAGATTTTATTTTGTGTTAAATCTTGGTAAAGTGTTTGGTAAGCGTGTTCCCACTTACTCTCTTTACACACAGACCAAGATTGTAATGCCCCATCAAGTAATCCTATAGTATCAACATAATATCCCTTGTTAGTCCATCTATCATAAAATCTTGTAGATGCGTTTAACACATCGTTTATTTGTTTTGATGTTCTGCGGTGAATTGAAATAAACTCACCTGAATAAAGTAATTCTTTTAATTTTTCTTTTGTTTCCATCTTTCAAAGGTCGTTAATTATTTTTACTTTACAAACATTTTTGTTAAACATTTTTTCAAATCTTCAACCAATGGTTTAAATCCTTCTATATTACCATTTTCAGCGTAAATCTGTAGATTACCCATTGACTCATAAACAAAGTTCCCTCTGAGTATTTTTAATCCAAAATCATTTGTTTTTTTAATCATATCCTCATACCAATCTACCATAATCAAACTCAATTTGATATATTGAGTTAATACAGGGTATGTTGAAATAATCTCAATACTCTTTCTGAAATCAGTGTGTAATTTGATTGTTTCAGATTGTTCTGATGCCTTTAAGATTTGTTGGTTGTAGTTTTTCATTTTCTTTAGTTGTTAAGTGTCTTACAAAGGTATGTATAATATTTTAATGTGCCAAATATTTTTTTGATTGGATTGCAATTTCATTCAAGTACCTTTTATCGGTAAAATCAAATACTTCATTGAAGAAAATTGTCTTAAACAAAAAAGAGAAAACAGTAATACTAATCTGTTCTTTAGTTTCACGATTGATGATTACAGCAAAATCTTCATTATGGATTCCTTCTGATAATAAATTATCACTCGTTACACAACGATAAGTCAATTTATCGGTATCAATACCTTGACGACTTAATAAGTTTTTGTATTTGATTGGGAGTTCTTTTGTTTTCATACCACAAAGAAACAACAAAAATCTGATACTACAAAACTTATCTTGTTTTTTTTATAAAAGAATTGTGATAATCCTTGAATACATCATAATCCAACATGGCATCAAAGATATCACCAGAACACTCACAGTCCTTGTCTAATTGAGTTTCAACACAATGGATGAGTGTTACCTTATTTCCGTCAAGAAACTCAACCTGTAGTTGTTCTGTGGAGTAATTAACCCCGCCTATAATTGTATGTGTCTTCATGTTCTTTTTTTCCTTGTTCGTTTTTTATAAACCCTTTCTCGGTTCATATCTTCATGATGTTTAATCAAAAATTGTTCGTAGATGGTTAATTCATTATCAGGTTCATAACCAATACATTTTAATAATAGGTTGGATGATTCCACTTCTGTATTCTTTCTTGATACTCCAACCTGACTCATCGTTCCTTTGTGTAATTCTCTACATTCTTTACAATACATCATGTAACCAGAATCACTTTTATTTGATGTATCAAACTCTGTATGCATTAGATATTCTCCGTGTCTAAAACAATAAACTAATTCATTATCTTCATCATCGTAAATAACTCTAACTTTCTTTTGGTAATTCATATATTATACATATCCTTACCCCATTTTTGATTGTTATGTCCCTTTATCTATCAACATAGGATAATTCTTTTCCTCCCATCTCATCTTGTTGATTACTTTGGTGATGTGTCCTCTACTGACTTTATATCTCCTTGATAGAGATAGGTGAGTCCAGTTCCCTGTTTTGTAGAGTTTACGAATGTTTCTTACTTTTTCTACTGATAATTTTATTGCTCCCATATTATTTAATATTATGTCTCTGGTTGAATTGTTCGTATATCGGTGGAGTGTCTATACCAAATTGGTATCCGAGTTTCTCTAATAACCTCTGTGTCCCTGTAAAGTCCTCATCTTGTAGTGGGTCCAACTTGAGATATTCCATTCCATCTGGTTCGTCCTTATCTTTCTTGGAATAGTGTAATTTACACTGCGTTGAAATCTTAAACGGACCTGTCTTTGATTTATAAAAATTGGTTTCGGGTAAATACGTTCCACAGTTCCTGCAGAAGTATAACCACCCATTATCTGTTAACATCCTCCTACGAAGATTGAAATTGATTTGTTCTTTACCCATACCTATAAATATCACAATATTACAAAAAAACTCACAATAAATCAAACTATTTGTTTTTTTATTGGAAATGAATTATATTTATATGTATGAAAAAGAAAAGAATGGGAATAATGATTTACCCCGAAATATTAGATTCTTTAGAATCACTATCAAACGATGAGATTGGACAGATGTTCAGATTGATTATTAAATGGGATAAGGGTGAAGAGGTAATACCTCAAAACTCGTTGGAAAAGTTTGCATGGGCAATCATCTATCCAAAGTTAGAAGAAAACAAAATCTCATATAATGAGACCTGCGAAAAAAGAAGAGATGCTGTTAATAAAAGATGGGGTAAAGATAAGGATACAAATGAATACAAAAGTATAGAAAAGAATAGTAACTCTAACTCTAACAATATATCTAACGATATATTGGTAGATAAAGGGATTGAACAACAGGAATCACCTGATGGTGATTCTGTTGTGTCCAAAGGACTTGAGAGTTTGGAGAATATTTTCCCTGAAAGAAAAAGAGATGTGGGTATAGATGAAATAAACCTTTGGAATAACCTCTCACAGACGCAGAAATCAAATATAATTAGGAAGGCGTCACTCTATATCAGAAAGGAAGAAAAGAACGAAGGAGGGAAGTATATTAAGAAATTGAGTAAATGGTTCAAGGAAGAGTTTGATAAAGGGATAAACGAAGAGAAAGTACCAAGAAAAAAACCTGAATCTAAAAAAACATTCAAATACGTAGATGGTAATGTTATTAACATTTTGACTGAAAAACTTGGTTCAACGAATCATGTTGATTATGTTTATCATATTCTCAACACATGTGGATTTACTAAAGAAGAATTGGTGAATACCGTAAATGACTTAAAGGAAGAAGAATTATTAGAACTTGCAAAAAATTAAAACTATGAATGTATATCAAAAAACTTACAAAGAAGAGTTCATCAAAGAACTACCAGTTAATTTCGACAGAATTAAAAATATGGATTTAACATCCATACCAGAACATTTTAGGGCTTTGTTTACAACAGATTGGAATTGGGGTAGACATTCAACTATGAAAGTTGAAGACAGAATGTTCTTACAAGAAATATGGAATGATTATAACCGTTGGGATATTCAACGAATGATTGATTCAAAGAGACCTATTGAAGAAGAATTAAGTATCGGATTCGAGAAAATATAAGATATTTATAACTTATGAACGATACGATTTTATTATTTCTATCCAACACCATAACAGGTATTGCCGCTTGGTTTGTTGGAAAAAGAAAAACAAATGCCGAAACGGATAACTTGGTTCTATCCAATTTAGAAAAATCTATGAGTATCTATCAGGAGTTAATTAAGAACCTGAAGGATGAGATACATCAGTTAAATACAAAGATTCAAGATTTGGAACTCAAGGTAGATATGTTGATGGAAGAAAATAGAAAATTAAAAAGGAAAAATACTACACAACAAAAATAACTATCATATATTTAAAGTATTCTAATACACCCATTTTAGGAATAGAGAACCCTTGTAAGTCCCATTTATGAGGGTTTTTTTATTGCCAAAAAATTACTATATTTATTATCGAGGTAGATTTTCGTCTGATACAGGTCATTTATTCTTTTTTTTTTATTCTACCTCAATTTCTACTGGTGTACCCCCAATTAAATGTTGGGGGTTTTTTATATTTCCATATCGTTTTATTTGGTTTATATTTATAATAAATGAATATAAAAGAATTATTGGCGGATTACTTTAAGTTAAGTCCATCAGAGAAAGATGATTTATTGGTTCAATTATCAAAACATTACTTTAACGAAGGAATAGAATTAGGTCTATCTTCAGTAGAGATATTAAATTGTTTCCAACCCTTAATTGACGAAGCAATTAAAAATGATGACTTTGAGGTAGCACAAGCATTCAAAGATATTAGAGACGCAATAAAAATAGTTTTAATAGAGTTGAATAATGGGATGTAATTGTAAAGGAGGAAAGAAACAAACAACGAATAACCTCGATAACCCTGACCACATACAAAACGCCAAACAGGTCGTAGAAACGATTATCTCTGTAAAAGAGATACAAGACCTCACCGACTTGGATACAATAGAAATTATGGGGGCCTATTATGGTTTATACCCATCATCAAGCATCAAACCAACATTGGAAGATGCAATAAATCAAATTAAAATAGGAATTGAAATATATGGAACAAAATACACAAGGAGAAGATAACACTCCAAAGAAGGGACCAGGTAGACCAAGATTGGAACAAACAATGAATCCAGAGTGGTACAAGATTATTATAGATGCTGGAGTTCAAGGAAAACACATAACACAATTCTTAATTGAATTGGGGATATCTTGGGATGGTCATCACGCATTACTCAAAAGAAATAAGAAATATTACGAAGCGTTTATGCAATATGAAAAACTATGTGAGGACTGGTGGTTTAATAAGGCATACGAATCCATGAGTGATAATAATGGAGCAGGATTTAATACAAGATTATGGCAGGTTATTATGACCAATAAGTTCAAGAAGAATTGGAAGAGTGAAAAACATATTGACGTAACTACACAAGGAGAAAAGATAGATAATTCAACAGGTCCAATACAGATTGAGATTATAAGAGCACAAATGGGTGAAGATGGAACAGAAGGGTAATCGTAGAGAACCAAAGATAGGTCGTACATTTGAGGTAAAAAATAACTTTGATAATATTGGTTTCACTTGTGAGACAGTAGATAAAGTTAATTTCAAATCAGTTATGTTATTCATGAACGCTTGGTTCATTATGACGAGTGATGTAAAACCCAAAAGAAAGATTGAAAAGTTATTGGAACAGATTAAATGCTTAATCAAAACAAATACAAACAAACACTACTTCAACGGAATGATGATTGACGTGGCAGAGATTCCATTTACATTTGATAATCAAAAGAGTGGGTATATTACATTTGAATATACCTTATTTGTAAACAAGGGGGTAATCTTTGATAAAAAAGAAATAACAATGGTTATGAATGATTTAATTCAAAAAATCTATGATGAGTTTTTTAAGGAAACAATAGATTTTGATTGTTATAAAGAAAGAAGAGATTTTAATACAAGATTAAATTGGATTAAAGATAATGAAGTTCAAAGTAACTGAAGTATGGGAACACATACACAACGCAGTTCAACTGGATAAGAGATATATCTTTTTGAGGGGTTCATCGCGTTCATCAAAAACCATATCAGCACTACAATACATCGTATTAGAGGCACTCAAGAATCCCAAGACAAGTATAACCATCGCTCGTGAAACTCAAGTGTCTTTAAGACATACAATTCTACCTGACTTTAAGATGGTAATGGAATCTATAGACCTATGGGATAAAGGTGTATTCCAAAAACAAGAGTTTGTTTATACCTTTGAGAATGGTTCAGTTGTTAGATTTATTGGATTGGATGACTCAACAGGAAAGTTAAAAGGTTTCAAGTCAGACATCATTTTGATTGACGAGGTAAATACGATAGACAAGAACGCATTTATCCAAATGGACATTAGATGTTCCAAATATATCTTATCACTTTATAACCCTGAAATACCAATTGACTGGTGGGGGTTGGAATATGAGGGAAAAGAAAATGGTTGTATGTTACACTCAACTTGGAGGATGAATAGTTTTTTGGATAAGAGAACAATTCAAGCCATCAAGGAACTTATAGACATTGACCCTGATATGGCAAAGATTTATTCAGAGGGTTTAATTGTTGAACCAAGAGAAAAGATATTTACCCAACCAGAGTTATATGATGAACTACCAAGACACATCAAGGACAAATACTACAGTATAGATTTCGGGTTCAGTAATGATGAGTGTGCTGTGGTTGAAATAAATGTTGATGGTAAGAACTTATATGTAAAACAACTTATCTATCAACTTGGATTAACCAATGAAGATTTAGCCTATAAACTCAAAGAGGTTGGAATAGACAGAAACGTAAATGTCGTAGCAGATTCAGCAGAACCAAAATCTATCGAGGAATTAAAAAGATTGGGGATAAATGTAAGACCTGTAAACAAGACCAGTATCTTATACGGAATCCAAAAGATGAAACAATTTAAGATATACTTACATAATGAGAGTGTAGATTTAATCAGTGAGTTTACCAATTTCAAGTTCAAGAAAGATAGAACAGGAGCCATAACAAATAACACCGTAGGTAAGGACCACTTAATAGATGCCTTGAAGTATGGTATAGTACAATTTTTAGACAGACCAAAAACAAAAATAACAATTATATGATAGAAATACAATTAAATGATAGGGTTATCAAAGTACAACCTGAAATCACAATCGAACAATTCCAAAGATTACAACACAAAGAAGACCTGTATAAAACATCACCACCAGACTTATTGTCGTTGTTCTTAAATGTTCCTGTAAATGAACTCAAGGATTTACCCTTAAATCAAATGGAGTTCGTTCAGTCATACCTTGTATCGGAAATGACGGAAAGTTCTCTTAAAAACGAATTGTATAATGTTTTCACACATAATGGAATTGAATATGGATTGGAGAATGATTGGAGCAAACTTGCGTGGGGTGCTTGGATGGACATGGAGGTATTCTCATCTGAAAAGATTGAAGAGAATATCCATTTGATTATGGCGATATTATACAGACCAGTTACTGAAAAGAAAAATGGTAACTATAAAATTAAACCATACAAGGCAGATGAGATTGAAGACAGAGCCTATGAGTTCAGACAATTACCAATCAAGTATTGGTTCGGGGCAAGCAGTTTTTTTTTTCTAACCGTAACAATATTTACGAACAATATAAAGAGTTCTTTGGAGTGGACGAACAGAATCAACAGATGGATGATGAAGGGGTGGCAGATACTCCCAAAATGGGTAAAAAAGAGGCTGCCTTTAGATACTATTTTAGTATCACACTCAACCTTGCAGGAGAAGACATTACCAAAGTTAACCAAATAGATGAACTACCATTATTACTTTGTCTTAATACCGCATCTATTATGAAAGAAAGAGCGGACAAACAAAGAGAAGAGATGAAGAAGATTGAAAAACAATATAAAAAATAAACCAGTTCAAACAATAAAATCACTATTTAATAGTTATGGAAGAATATGTTAGTATACATAAAATAGTTTCACTTATAAAACAATATCAACAATCACAAGTGGGTATTGGATTAAACTCATTTGGATTTGGTAATATCGTTGAGTTTGGTAATACAAACAATACAGGTATGACCCCAACTTATCCATTTGTATTTGTAACTCCACAGAACATTTCTTATGAAGAAAATATTGTGACTTACAATATGTCTTTAATCTTTGCTGATAGAATCAACGATGACTTATCAAATGAGGTAGATGTTATAAGTGATATGGATATTCAAGCCAGAAGGTTTATGTCTTTTATCAAAAGGGGTATGAACCAAACACCAGACTTGTATAACAAGATGGATATTGTATTACCAACAAACGCAGTTCCGTTCCAAGAGAGATTTAACGATTTCGTTGGAGGGGTTGCACTTGATTGTAATTTTGTGGTATTCACAGATATTAACGCATGTGATTACTACGATGACTTACCAACAACATCAGTTTATTCTCAAGTATTAAGTTTTACAGGAACACCAAACTACAACTCAATTCAATATAGATGTGATGGTAGTACAGTTGAGGCTTGTTATAGTATAGAAAATCAAAATAACATGACTGATTTAGTTAATTTATTTAACACACCAGCACCAAACCCATTACCACCAAGTTGTACAACACCATCATTTTGTTATTGTTGGACTGACTATGGAACTTATTATGATAATGGTGATGGTAGAGTTAGATGTGATATGCCGACATCTTTATACAATACCTTATGTCCAAATGGAACATTAACATTAAATGTTATTAACGATTAAGAATGATTGAACAGGGTATATTAAATGAGATTGCAACTCTGTTGAAGGGTTCTTTGGTAAGACAACTTGAAGTACCAAGACGCTCAACAACTTATGGTGGACCAGGAAAACCTGGATTACCAAAGCCAGTATCAGGAAAATACCCAACACCAGTATCCCCACCAATAGCATCAGGAAATCTTATTAGAAATATTGATGTTAGATTTCAAGAGAACCCACAAACAGGAATACCTGAACTTGTGATGGATATGCCTATTGAAGGTTTCTTTGTTAATGAAGGTAGAAGACCTGGTAGATACCCACCTGTTGGACCAATAGATAAGTGGGTTAGACAGAAACAATCAGTTAAAGGAATCAGAGATGCCAAGGGTAGATTTATTCCAAGAAAAACATTAGTATATTTGATTAGAAGGTCGATTGGATTATACGGTTATGGTGGAAATGATTTTATCAACAAAGCCTACGATAACATACAACAAGATGTCCTTGAAAAATATGGGGATTATGTCGCAGGATATTTAGGAACTCAAATAGACCAATTTATAGATAAAATAAGAATAAAATGAGTATAGCAATATTACACCAACCACCAACATTTCAACCTGTATTAACTGATGGGTTGTTTTATACAATCTCTGCGGATACAATAAACAATTATAGATTTAGATACACTTATGATTTGTATGTAAATGGATTTAATGTATTTCAGGGTAAAGCAACTCCAAACCCTTATGGACTTGGAGTTATTGATACATCAAGAATATTAAAAACATATTGTGAAAATAATCCATTTGGTTTATGGAATACAACACAAATCTATCAACACCAAACATTCCCATTTGCCGCACCTTATTCAGCCGAGACAATTAACTATGAGATATACTTTGGTTATGAATACTCATCAACAGAATTGGGGGCTGTAACAGGTTTTACAGGTTCAGGTAATACACAAGGTCCACCAAGTATTCCAAGTGGATTAAAGAAGGTATTTCAATCAACTATGGGGGTAAATGGTAGGGCAACACAACAGGACTTTAACATGAGTCCATTTGTTCTATCAGGAGCACCAACAACTACTGACCCAACAAGGACTGGTTTATTCTTAACGAACTCACCAAGAACAAGGGATTTAGAAGAAGATGAATATTATACCCTTGCCTTCACAAACTACTATTTGGACTCATCAACCATATCTGAACCATATTATGCCAAATGGACTTTCTATGATGACCAAGGCTTGGTTATTACCGCTGTAACATCAGACAACATCACAACAAATGGTGGAGGTCCAAGAACAAGTTGTAATCAGGTATATCAATCATTACCTTTGGTTATTCCATCAGGAAATACAAACTACAATACTTTATATGTTGCTGCAGGTCCAAGAAACTTATCAGGAATAACACCATCAAACGCAGTTCAATATACAGTTCAATTATTCGGTAAGTTCACAGGAACAACATCACCAATACAACCAACCCCGACACCGACACCTACACCATCATCAACACCACAAACTTGTCCTTGTTTAACTTATCAGGTTAGTAATCCATCATTACTGTCTCAAGGTGTTTTCACATACAGAGATTGTAATAATATTTCTCAAGTTTTAGTTGTTGACCCTGGTCAGACATTTTATGTGTGTGTATGTAATTCAACATCTTGGAGTACAGAAGGTGCTCTTGTAGTTGTCTATGATAGTCCTTGTCTTCAACCAACACCAACACCAACTCCAACCCCATCTTCATTACCTTGTGAGTGTGGTGAATATGAAATCTATACTGTAGAATCAGAACTTGAAAACCCTGTATTATTCTATACCTTCTGTGATGGAACACCAATCGTTTATACAATGACCAGAGGACAAATATATCTAATTTGTGGTTGTGTTGGTAGTTTCAGTTGTTCTGACCCTGGTGTGGTAATAAGTTATGCAGGACCTTGTTAATAAATAAAAATTAAATAATATGGCAAACATACCAAACCCCGTACCAACAACATATACACTTGGAAACTGCTCTGGTTATACACCAGTGTCTGAAATATTCACAGTCAATTTAGGACCAATCTGTAATAGGAGTGGAAATCCTCAACTACAACTTATGTGGTTAAACAGATATGGTCATTGGGATTACTACAGATTTACAGCAAGTAAGAGTGAAGGACTTGCAATAGATAGACAAACCTATAACACTTGGGCTGTTGATTGGGGTAGTGCAGACCCAACAAGAGAACAAACTGCTCGTGGATTAACTGACTTTCAGGTTACAATGTCTGAAACTCATGTTATTAACTCTGGTTTCTTAAATCAACCAGACTTTATGTATTTGGAAGAAGTATACACATCAAATCAAGTTTATGAAATAACAAGTGATGGTGGATTAAGACCAATAAATGTTATCAACACAGAGTTCACAAGAAAGAATAAAGGAAACAGAGAAATCACCAATATTGAATTAACTTATGTTTATTCTAATGATATTACCTTAATCGGTTTCTAATATGGATACATCGTTACTGGCATATCTTGATGGTATTTGGAAACGTATAGACATATACGAAGACATACCAATTTCTGTTATGATACAGCAGTTGGATATTAACGCATTAGACACAAGAAAATCATCATACTCAAAACAATTTGTTGTTCCAAACACAAATAATAACGCTCTTGTATTTGAGCATTACTTTGAGGTTAATGGTATTGAGTTTAATCCCTTAACAAAAATACAATGTGTAGTTCAATATAGGGGGACAGATATATTCACAGGATTATTAAGATTATCAGCAGTTGTTGAGAATCCAACTTATACAGATTATGAGGTTTACATAATGGGACAAGTTGGTGATTTCGCATCTGAAATAAGAAACTTAACATTACAAGATTTACAATGGGATGACTTACAACACACCCTATCTTATTCGGCCATTACCAAATCTTGGGAAGCAAAGAATAATGATGTAGATGGATTATTTGGGGGTAAGATATTATACCCAATGATTAACTACGGATTACCGTATCAAGAAAGTGGAACAAGGTCAGTTCCAGCATTTAGTTATACTTTTGATGAACCATATTCATTTGACCAATCGACTCACTCTGTACCAGAGTATGTATGGAAACCATCTATAAGAGTTAAAGAGGTTATTGATAGAATATTCGCTCGAACAGATTATAATGTTATTAGTGATTTCTTTGATACTGACTATTTCAAGTCAATGTATATGGATACATTCCAAAATGGTAAACTTGGAGTTGAGGTTATTTCCGCTGTAACAAACCAAAACATATTCAAGGTATACATGAGACCATCAACAGTTATTACCTTCGGTAGTGCTGGTGCCAGACCCCTTAATTTCCAAACCTTTAGAGGTGATGGTTATGACCCACTTGGAAACTTTGTATTAGGACCAGGTGTATCAAGTTCAATAGACCCACCAACACC